GGGGTGAGCTGTACCCCAATGCGGCTGCGCAGGTCTTGCGCGGCCTTGATCTTGATGAGGGTGTCTTCGTAGTCGCCCCCGCCGCCGAGCTTGGCGCAGATGTCTTGCGGGGCGCGCAGGCCGGCATTCATGGCGATGATTTCGGCCTGGATGTCTCGCACGGGGTCTACCCAGTCCCAGCGGCGGGGCTGCCAGGCGTGGGGACTGAATTTGGCCAACTTTGACAGGGGTAGCGCGCTGCCGTTGGGCAGGGTGATGAGGCCAAAGGCCAAGGCCTGGGGCAGCCATTCGGCGTGCAGGCGGCGCAGGAATGCGCCGATGAACCAGGTCTGGATCATCATCCACTGGTCGCGCTCCTCCAGGGTGCCGCTGCGGATGCTGCTGAAGCTGACGCCCTCCAGGTCATTGGCCAGCGCGTGGTAGGCCACGCCCCAGGCGCTGGAGATTCCGCGCAGATTGGCCTTGACAAACTCGGCATACATGGCGGTGGGGTAGTCTGGATTGAAGGCGCTGAATTTGTAGCCCTCAGGTAGCACGTCGAACGTGCCGGCGTCAGCTTCGTAGAGCATGCGGCCGGTGCCGTCTTCTTCGGTGGCGCCCAAGGCTGTGGCGTCTACGTCCGGTGCATCGGCTGTCTTCTCGAAAAAACCCATTTTGCTGGCGCCCACGCGGCTGGCCACTACGGCGGCCTGCTGGTAGCCGCCCAGGTCATTGACGGCGAGCATGCCGGCATGCATCCAGGGCACGCCGCGCACTTGCTCGGGGCTGGTCTTGATGAATCCGTGGATGACGTCAGCCGCATCCAGCCGCACGCGGCTGGCTTGGCCGGTGGCCAGGGCGTAGGGCTCGCCCGGGTTTTGGGTGCGCAGGTGGTAGGCCACGGGCTTGCCGTAGGCGCTGAGCTCAACCCCCATGCGGACGGCGTTGTCTTGGGCTGTGGCGCTGCGGTTGTAGGTGGTGTCGATGCGGGCCACGTCCAGCACGCGCAGTGCGATGCCGGCCGGGTTGCCGGCGGCGGTTCCGCGGATGATTTGCACTAGGAATTCACCATCACGCGCGGCGGAGTGGATGAGCAGCACGCACAGGGATTGCAGATCCTGCTGGCCGGTGACGTCGATCTGGGCGGCCTGGCTGTATTGGGACCATGCGGCCTCAATGGCGTCATTTGCGTAGGTGTCAGGTGCACCGCTGGGGTCATAGACGCGGGCCTCCAGGCGGATGCCATCTGAGCCGATGACGTTGGTGGTGACCAGCTTGAGGAATTTTGTGGCGTAGGGGTTGTCTCGTGCCAGCTGCTGGGAGCGGGCGCGCAGCACGTCAAGCCCGGCGGCGATGTTGCTGTTTGCGCTGAGGCCGACGGCTGACCAGCCCTCAGTGAGGCGATTGACGGCGGCAGCGGCGTAGGTGCGGCGCTGGCTGTTGGCCAGGGCCATGGGGGGGCCGCCGTGCCAGGTGGCACGGGCTGCGGGCCTGGCCAGGGCGCTGACGGTTTGCAGGGCGGTGCTGAGAGTGCCGCGCAGGGTGGCGAGCATGCCGGCAGGGCGGGCGGTGGGCATTGGGGTGGCCATGTGCGGGGTGCCTTACCGGGTGCCGCCAAAGCGGGCGTAGAGGCGGAAGGGGTTGGCGCCACCGGCGCGCTGGCGGGCGCGAGCATCTTCACGCGCCACTTCAGCCTGCAGCCGTGAGCGGTAGGCCAAAAATTCACCGGCGGTGGCGAATTGCTTGGTTCGGTCACCGATCTGGATGGTGCGGGTGTAGGCCATGGCGCCATAGGTGCGCAGGGCTTCGTCAGCGGCTTCCAGGGCCTGGCAGGCGGGGCTGCGGGTGTCCAGACCAATGCTGATAGCGGCCAGGTCTGCCGCCAGGGTAAGGGTGCCTTGCTCTACGGTGTAGCGCTCACCCGCTTTGGCCACCGTGCCCACCACGGTGTAGCGGCCAGGCGCCCAGGCGGCGGTGGTGGCGGCGCTGGCGGTGGCGCGGTGCGCATCACCCTCAGCCGTACAGGTGAGGGTGTAGGGGTTGCCGGCAATGGGCACCAGCTTGTAGGTGAGTACCCAGCCTGCATTGGCGGGGTATGCGGCCAGGGCGGTGAGGAAGCTGAGGGTGTCGCCTGCGGTGGCGGTGGTGGGGGCGGCCATGCCTGCGAGGGTGGCAGGTAGTGGGCGCGGTGTTCAGGGGGTGTGTGGCACTGGGAATGCATCAGCCCTTGCGGCTGAGCAGGCGGAACCCGGTGCGGAGCGGCACGCCAGCCTGGGCAAATAGGTCGCCCAGGCTTTGACCCTGCTGCAGGCCAGCGGCCAGGGCCGCAGTGCGCTGGCCGGCGCGCGCAGCGGGGGTGCGGTCTGCGGCATTTTTGCGGATGTAGCCGCGGTCTGTGCCGCCCCATTGGCTGCGGATTTGCGCTTCAAGGGTAGGCCCCACTTGGCCCGCTACTTCGGGGGCGAGGGTGGAGAGTCGGGTCAGGAAATCATCAACGATGTCGGCCATGTGGGCTCACCAGCGCTTGACGCTGAAGCCGCTTCGGCCTGTGGCGCGGCGCTGGGGCTGTGGCCGGGGGGCCAGTGGCTCTGTGCGCTGTGCTGTGGCCGCTGCGGGCTGCAGCGGGGGGGTCGGCGTCTTGGTGGCTGGCGGTGCGGTGCCCGGCGGCTCAGTTGTGGGTGTCGCGCCTTCGGCACCAGGGGAACCGGCGGGGAGGACGCCGGGAAGTGCAGGGATTGGAGATTCCGAAGGCGCGACGGCATCCATTGTCGCACCGCTGATGTCAAGGGGCAAGGGGTTGGCTGGGGTGAGTAGATCGACCTGGCGAAGCTGGTGCTCAAGCCGACGCCAGTGCACATCGGTGTAGCGGTGCACGCCCAGGTAGTAGGCCCCGGCCAGGGCGTAGACGGCCAGGTCAAGCTGTTCATTGCGCTTGCCGTTCGGCTTGACCCATTCCATGCGGGGGTGGCCCCGGTGGTAGCGAGTGACGCGGCGCTCAGCGGTGATTTGCTCGTACACGCTGCCTGGCAGGGCCTTGCTGAAATGGACCATGCCGGGGCCGGGCTGGTCATTGCGCAGGCGGCTGTAGATGAGGGCCTTGGCCGTGTCTGTGCCGATCATCCACAGGCGGGCGCCCTTTTTCAGGACGCGGCCCTGGTGGTTGATGTCCACCGGGCTGGGCTTGCCGATGATGGGCTTGCCGGGCTGGCTGGCGCCTTTGACGGCCAGCACGTTTTCGGGCTCATGGCGGCGGCAGTAGCTGTACACCACTTGGGTGTGATGGCCGCCGGTGTCAATGGCGCAGGCCTTGGCGTGCAGGGTGGCACCACCGGCGTGGGTCAAAGCGGTGCGGCGCCAGTCTGTGACCTGGTCCCACAGGCTGCCGGGCTGGCCTTCGGCGATGGCGGGGTCGCCGTACCAGACTTTCACATCGACCAGCCAGCTTTCTTCACCGCGGCCCCAGGCCCAGGTGGAGCCTTCCAGCCGGTCGCCTTGCACGTCGATTGACTGGGTGCAGATCAGCCCGCCCCAAGGCACAGTGCCCAGGGCATAGGGCTCAGCGCGGCGGCTGAGGAGGTGGGCGTCAGTGCGCTCGCCCTGGTCTTCATACGTCTCCGCCAGTCGGGTATTGACAAACACGCGCAGCAGGGCATTGTCACCTTCCCTGCTGGCCTGCATGGCGGTGTGCCATTCAGCGGCAATTTCAGACCAGCTCAGCCAGCCCAGCGGGGAGTAGAGGCTGCTGAGGTGGTAGCCGCGCACACGGCCTGCCTGGGCGCCGGGCGCTTCGGCCACCCACACGCCGCTGGCGAGCATGCCTGGTTTGTGATGCTCTTGGATCTCGCAGCCATTGGCCTGGCAGACGTAGTGCACGGTGTCAGGGTCTGGTGTGCCGTCTGGCCGCTTGCGCCACTTGATGCCGTGGGCGGCTGAGGCGCCCCACTCCAGCGCCTGGTGCGTGCCGCAGTGCGGGCAGGCCACGTGGTAGCGGTTGCGGTCAGATTCCAGGAATGCTGACTCGCTGCGGCTCAAGCCCTTGATTGTGGGGGTGCTTGTTTTGAGGCGCTTTCTGCGTGCAAACGTTGTCTGTCGGGCTTCGGCCAGTTGGCAGGGGTCGCCCTCGCCGTCCACGTCCAGCGGGTAGCCGTCCACTTCGTCGAGAAACAGGTCACGTACTGGCATGGACCGCAGGCCGGCGGCGCTGTTGGCACCGGCGATGGCCATGAAGCCGCCCGGGAATTCCTTGAGCAGCGTGGTGTTGGCATCGTCGCGGCTGCGGTTGGCTTTGATTTTCCGTTGCAGCGCAGCGCTTTCCTGGATCATGGGGGCCAGGCGCTGGCGGCTGTAGCGCTTGGCCATGTCGATCGTGGGTTGCACGATCATCACGGGGCCAGGGTTGGTATCAGCCACGTAGCCCAGCCAGTTACTGCCCAGGCGCGTTTTGCTGGTCTGCGCGCCCCACATGAGCACCACTTCTTCCACGCGGCTGTGGGCGCTCAGGTCGTCCTGGGGCTGGCGCACGTAGGGGGTTCGGCTGGCACGGTAGGGGCCCGGCTCCGAGCTGTCTTTGCTGCTCAGGACGATATTGGCTTCAGCCCAGGCTGTGACGCTCTGCTCAGGCGCTGGGCGCAGGAACTCGCGCCAGATGCTGAGGACGATGGCCGCCTCATCGGCCAGGCCGGCGGTGGAGAGGTCACGTGCGCCCATTGGGTACGTCGGGC